CTACTATGTCCCGTTCGTCGGCCAGGAGATTCCCGCCGGCAAAGACTCGCAGGGAAATCCAATGACGCGCAAGGCGACAGCGCGCGATGCTCGTTTGTATCCGCGGCGCCGGCTGATCGTCCATACCGAGACAACTATTCTCTATGACGGCCCATCGTGGGATTGGCATGGCAAGGTGCCGCTGGTTCCATTCTGCGTCGACGACTGGCCGTGGGAGGGAATTGGCTTCTCGCTGGTTCGTGATGGTTATAACCAGCAGGAAGCGATCGATGAACTCGACCGCGGCATTATGGACATCAACCGCTCTCGTCTGAATGTCTCGCTGGCGTTCGATACGAATGCGGTTTCGAAGCGTGAGGCGCAGCGGTTTGATCCGATGGAGCCGCGCGCGCGTATCGGATTCGATGGTTCCATGGTCGAAAAACCGTTCCAGCTTGCCATCCCTCCGGAAGTTCTCCAAGTGCCGGCGGAGATTCCAACGTTCCGCCAGCATCTTGAAGAGACCATGGATCGCCAGATGGGCCTGAATGACTTGATGGCCTTATCGCGTGCGAAGGCCGCCGGATCCTCCGATGACCTCGATAAGTTGATGGAAGCCCAGGGGCCGATCGTCAAAGATATCTCGCGAACCATGGAACGTTCCATGCGTGACCTCGGCGAGATGATGAAGTACCTGATTCTCCAGTATTACGACTCCGCCCGGGTTATGAGAATCGTTGGCGAAGACGGAATTACTCCGGAGACCTTCGATTATGATCCGACATCGCTGATTCCATCGCATATGCCGGGTGAGAATCCGGACGCTGCCTCGATCTTCAATAAGGTTGAGCGCGCGCGCAAGTTCGCCGATGCGTTGACCTTCTTCATCACCCCGAACAGCCTGCATGCCATTACCCAGATGACCCGGCAACTGCTCTATCTGCAACTTTATCGTGCGCAGTTCCCGATCGACTCGAGAACCGTTGCCGAAGCTCTGGATATTCCTAACTATGGGAACAAGCCGGACGGAAATACCGTGCACGACCGCTGGAAGAACGAGCAGGAAGAGAAACTCGAGTTCGCTTCTCGCATGCAACAACTCAAAGACTCGCTCCCGGGTCTGCAGCCGCCGCCACAACCGGGTGCCGGCGGTGGGCCTCCGGGCGGTGCTCCTAGCCCAATGGGTCCAGGAGGTGCGGCCGGACCAACGTACCCTAACGAGGGCCGTCCCCCGACGGCCCATGCTGCGCCCCACATAGTTGCTAAAGACCACGGGCTGAGATCGACAATTGCGGAGAGTAAATAATCAATGCCGAAGTACAAAGTCTATAAATCGCCCGAACTTACTATGTTGCCGGCGGAACAGATAGTTCCTGTCCAGCCGCGGCCGGTATTTCGGTCAAATACTTCGCACGTAAAGGTAGTCCAAGGCGGTTTTATGGATGACGGCCGGCAATGGCATGCCGCCCCTAAGCGAATTAAGGAGGCCGTGCGAGTAAATGGCAACTGGTATTGGGTATTTTCTATGAGAGATAGAAAAGGCCGATGGTTATTGGCTAAATCGCTTTTATTCCCATCTGCGGAGAATTATTTGTAAAGAAAAGTGAAAATAAATTCAAATTGCCTATTGACTCCCCCGGAATGACATGGGACAAGCGTTTACGAAGGCAAGACATTAGTTGTTAGCTTTCTACACTTTTGATTGATTGGAGGTCGCTGAGACAAATGGCTAAGGACATGAAGAAGGAAGAGAAGAAGAAGGGCAAAAAGGAAGAGAAGAAGAAGTAACTGCCCTCCGGAAGGACAACGATGACAAAGCTTGGCGGATACGGGGCAATGAAGCCGTACCAGGACAACAAAGAGGATCTGAAAACTATGAGCGGCGATAACAACTTGAAGGCAACGGCCGGAACCAAGATTGGCGGCGATAAGAAGCGCGGCGGAGCGATGAAGCTTTTCAGCGACTTCAAGGGCGTGGCCAAGGACGGCACGAAGAAGGCAACGAAGCAGTCTCGGAAATCGGTGTAATGGATGGGATCGACGTCAGTAGTGCCGCCACCGCCGGGGGGAGGAGCACCGAGCCAGGACCCGACGGGACCGACGGCACCAACCTCGCCGATGGCAGTGAGTCCGGATCCCCAGCAGTCGGGGGGAATGGCGAACCAGGCAGCATTCGCGATCCTGAACATAGTTCAGTCAGCGAGGCAACTAGCGATGCAGTTCCCGGACGTAGCACCGCTAGCGAGACAAGTGAACGACCTTTGTCAGCAGATGCAGATGAAGATCGGGCAGCAAGCGGACAGCGGCCAACCAGCAGCACCGCCGATTGGTTAAAGGAGACGGAAAAGAATATGGCAACATTACTTGAAATTCTCAAAGCGAATGGCGCGTCGGAGGCGGATCTGGAAATGATGAAGCCGCTGCTGTCGAATCAGAAGTTCGCCGGTGCGATTGAGAATGAGATTACAGCAAAGGGTGAATGGGAACGTAAAGCCGCGGAAGCGAGCGGCAAACTGAGCGAGTTTGAAAGCCAGCGCAACCAATTTGAAGCACAGGCCAATGAGGCCAAGACGAAGGTGGAGCAGTACGACAACTGGTATAACGGCGTGCTCCCCACTTTGCAGAAGGTTCAGCAGGACGCCATCGCCGCAGCGGCAGGGGAGGCATCAGCAAAGGCCCTCTTGTCCAAAGCCAAAGAGATGTACGGATTCGAACTTCCTACCGATGTGCCGGCCGCGGTAACCAATCCAACAGCGCCACCTGCATCACCGGTGGCCACGGCACCCAATTCTGCGACTCGCACCGATCTTCCCGATCTGAGCAATTACATTACAGCCGACCGCTTTGCGCGTGAAGCCGATGTCGTTGGATCCGCGATCGCCGATGTTCAGGACCTTGCCTTCGAACATATTTCACTCTTCGGCCATAACAAGCCCATCAATATGGTCGGTCTCCGACAGAAGGCTGTTGCCGAGAAGCGTCCGATTCGCGAGATCTGGGAGCGTGAGTTGCATGTTGCCGATCGTAAGAGCGAGATTTCGGCCGCAGCAGAGACTGAGCGTGTTGCGAAGTACCAGGCGGAACTCGCCGCAGCCCGCAAGGAAGGTTTCATCGAGGGAGCATCGCAGTCGATCAATCCAATGACGCGCGAGCCACAGAATTCCCGATTTGGAATTGCATTTACCAAACGTGATTCGGAAGGCGCAAAACCTTGGGAAGCAGCCAATGGCCGCGCTCAGGATCGTCTTCAGAAGGTTGTTTCATCCCTGGCTAAACAGGGCGCAGCATAAGTTTTGAAGTTTGATGCAAGCGCAAATCAAGAAATTGAACATGCGTGGCGTTGAAGTTAAAGATGAAGTTAGTGTGGAGGAAGTAAATGGCGTTCGATCCGAGTTATGACCAAGTAAGTGCCACCACGGTGGCCGATCTGAAAGACGACATCGTCTATGACTGTTTCTTTGTGGATACCGCTCTGCAGCGCAAACTGCGGCTCTCGGGCGCACTCGACGAGTTCGCCGGCGGTACGACGATGCAGACGCCATTTATGTATAACCGTGTAAACGGTGGTGCGGTGGCGCCAGCTACGGATGTTACGGTCTCCCAGGTTCAGATCTTGGCGGCGACCAACTTTCAGCCGAAGGAATACGTCGAGCAGATTCCGCTCAACCTGTTCCAGACCAACGTGCTGAACAATGGTCCTGCGGCTAAGGTCAAGATCGTCGACGCCTACATGCAGAACGCGGTGCAGGCACTGAATACCGACCTGGCTATCGACTTCTATCGTCACGGTCAGCCACAGGCTGCTGGCGTTACTGGCAACCGTCAGTATGCGATCAACGGCGCGTCGGAAGCACTGAACGACGGTGTGACCAACTCGTGGGATGGCAACGTCTTCACGACCTACGGCGGCCAACTTCGTAATGGTGCAGTTTCGAACACGCTGAACTCGGTGCCGATCTTCGTCGGAAACCAGAACGGTTCTACCGGCCCTGTTACCTATAAGGCTCTGGATGAGGCTTACTGGAACGGCGCGCAGGAACCTGACATCGGCGTAACCAACAAGGCTTGCTACTCCTATCTCCAGGAGCGCATCGCCCCGCAGCAGCGCTTCAAGCAGGAGACGGATGTGACGATCGGCATGACCGGTCTGAAGATCAACAACGCGTATGTCTTCGTCGATAAGCTTTGCCCTTCGACCAAGTTCGGATCGTTGCTTCCTCAGGGCCTTTCGCAGACCACCGCGGTTGCTCCGAGCACGTT